CACTGGTTGCCAATGTAGGAGCACTGCCTCCAGTCCACTTCACCCCACCTGTGCCCCAGGTTGAATCCGTCCAAGTCAATGTATAAGCTGAACCATCATCAACCATCAATGTAACGGATTCACCAGCTGCAAAGTTTGTAGCTTTAGGTGTGCGACTAGCGCCGAGCGTAATAAGTTGAACACTGCCATTGCCGGGATCTACCTCAAAGGCAGCTCCATCGGTAATCGTATAAACATCCTCAAGGATTGTTCCTGTTATCGCAGGATCTGTGAGTGTTTTGTTGGTCAGTGTCTGTGTGCCAGTCAGCGTAACGTCGCCGGCGGCTGCCCAACTTAAAGTGCCAGATCCATTTGTAATCAGTGCTTGATTGCTAGTGCCGTCTGTAGCTGGCAGCGTCCACGTAATGTTGGAGCTGACAGTCGTCGGAGCTTGGAACGCCAAATAATGACTGCTATCTGCATCAGCAAAACGCAGGTCAGACTGTGCGTTCAGCACAATATCGCCCGTAAAAGTCGCGCCAGCTAACGCCGCCAACCCTAGGTTTGTTGCAGTGACATCACCAATCGTGATAAAAGCACTGTTGGCACCGTTGCGGAGCTTCAACAGCGGTGGGCTAACGCCGGTATCAACCCAGAGCTGATACGCATTTGTTGTCGGCGGAGCGGTCGATCCAGAGTTTTGGCTAACAACAGCAGCCAAGATGGTGTTCAGCTCAGCGCGGAAGTTTGCACCGCTCTGATTGGCTAAAACGTAGTCAGTCGCTTGTGCCATTAGGTGATCTGCCTCCCGTGACCGACGGCTTGGTAATCGAAGGTCTTACTCACTATGGTAGCCCCGCTGTTCCTAAAGGTCACGGTAAAGCCCGTCCGACTAATGCTTGATAGCGTGAAAAAGTCACCAGTGCCCATGTCCTGTGCCGTGATGCCAATACTGGGGATACTGTAAAAGGCAGTCGGGAACGTGACAGCGAATGCTGACGCCCCGCTGGTTTTGTTGCGTTCGCTCTCGACACGCCGCTGGAATTGCGTAATCACCCCTAACTCCTCGATTACCACGTTTTGAGCTGGGTTGGCTGTATGGACCTCTACCTTAAACTGGAAACCACGCCCTCGACTAGTGTTGTTCACAAAAGGCTGCCACTCACTCCAGGTTGGCGTGCCGCTTGGGTTGTCTAATGTATTACGTACATAAAGCTGGCAGTTCACTGATCCCAGATCATCACCATCAATATCATCCCAAAGGTCAATATCCTCTAACCGGCTATCCCACAAATTGATGGGTTCATAGGTGCGTGTTTTGAGGATATTGCGAAGATCAATGTCGTAAGTATTGCCAAGGTCTAAAGTCTCTGCAAAGGCATAAGTACCATCTGTGGCAGCCCCGCCGATATAATCAATCAAACCCAAAGCATCCCAGTCACCATCGGTAGCCATATCATCAATCAATGTGGTCGCAGCCAATATCAACCCGTTTTCCTCTTCGTTGTACACCATATCGGCAGATGTACCATTGAATGGCGGGCTATTATCTTCCTCGCGATATTCCTGAATCAGCAACGTGTCTTGAGGTGCAGGCAAATCAACGATTACGCTTGCTGTGCCATCAGATTCTTTCCCGCTAGAGTCAACAGCACGTATCAGATAGGTGCCTTCCAGCAGGGGCACGATCTTGCGAGTGCTGCTACCAGCAACGGCAGGCACGATGTCGTTGGACTTCCCCCATGTAGCGGTGCCATCAGTTAAAGCACTATGACGAATACGAACCTGACCACCGATTTTTACATCGATATCTATTGCCTGCGGCCAGTACAGTTCAGCGTTCTTATCGTCAATCGGCGCAATAAACAGGTCCGGGATGGTGCTCGGCGGTGCGGTCTTGCCGACTGCGTTAAAAAATGCAGTAGCAGCATTTGCGCCACGTCGCGCTGCATTTTCAGTAGTTACTTCAATTTCGTATTGACCAAAATCTGTTTCAATAATTTCATACTCCGGCGCCTTTGTGAAAACTGTTGTCCAGTTACCGTTGCCGAGTCGAAACCGTAGACGGTACTGGAAGGCTTCCGGTACAGATTGCCAAGAAACAATAATCTTAGAAACTACCTGTCCATTGGATTCATATAAAAATTCAGCGCCTTGGATGTTGCTAGTGGCTGGCGGAGGAACGTTTAGGTTCGTGACATCGCGTACTGTTATTGGTCGATCTTGCTCGACGTAACTATATTTATCAGGACTATAAGACAAGCCAGTGATTGTATAAGTTGCGCCATCCTCTTCAGAAACGCTGAGCACACGCCATAGTGTTGGACGCACGTCATCAGAACTGATCACAAACGGTGCGCCAGACTGTGGTGTAGCAGGCAACGCAGTCGTTAAAGAAATTGTGCCAGCAGCATGAGAGCTGATTGCACTTGAACCAAATGAGCCATCCGGTAATAAAACACGAATAACAGGATTCAAAGCATTGGCAGGAATTACAGTTTGTGAGGTGTCATCAATCACGATTTGTGTTGTTGTCCCACTTTGTATTCGCCCGCCGCGACGCTCACCACTGATCACTGGGTCATAGACCTGAATCACGTCACCAGGGCGGACCATGATGCCGGCGTCTGCTGATGCCTGGAAGGAGATCGTATTGGTCTCGTTCTGCTCTGAATAAAGCAGCCATTCGCCAATGCGACGTGCTTGACCGCGTGACGTACAGGCAAAAGCTGAAATATCTGCCTTAACAACGCCATATTTTGCGATTGCATCAAGATCTTCAACTACTTCATAGTTCACATCACGGGCGTTGAGGTCCATGTAGGACACTTGGACGCAGGTGTGACGAGTTTTAAGGCTGCTGCCGCTGTAGGTAAAGTTGCCCCCAATCACATTTGCAGGCGAGAAGCAGTAGGTGAAATCTGTGGGGCGATCCTGGGCAATCGACAGCGCACCAGTGCTCCAGAACGGCATGGCTCGAAATGTGGAGCACATGTCGTTGATCAGCTTGTATGCTTCCTCTCGCGTTTGGATATTGACAGAACAGGAAAAGCGCGGCTCATAGGTGCCGGTGCCATCATTCAAACCATGGCGTCCTGTTGTTGAGTTGTAATCGTCGGTCGAACCACTAGGGCGGGTGTTACGAGCAGAGCAGTATTGGCTGGCGGTAAAGAATGACCACTTATCTAACTTGCTGGTATCAATGTGATCGCCAAAGCCGTAACGCTTGCTTGTGAGTAGATCCCACAAGATCCAGGCTGGGTCTGAAGTCCATTGAGTGCCGCCAAATGTATAGCCACCGCTAGTGCTTTGCGTGAAGGTGCCATCCCATGGCTCATCTTTGTAAATCAGTGCGCCGCGTCCGTTTAATCCAATGGCAGGGCGTGCATTGCTTGGTATTTGTACTTTAATACCACGAATGCGATAAGAACGAGTTGGAATACTGCTGAATTGCTCTGCAGGTAATACGAAACCAACTAGAGCACTGTTTGGATAGCGCAATTTTGAATAACGAATTTCGCTATAAGTAGCCCAGAAAATGCTATCCACCCGAGTGCTATTTGGAGGATCACCGGCTGGAGGATCTTGTGTCTCACGGACAAGGCGTATGGCAACGGGAAATGCAGAACCAACTGGAATATCAACAACAAATGATCGTTGATATAAATCAGCAGTTCTAAATTTGAACTGCATTAAGGTATTGCTGCTCGGAATAATCGTGGAGAATGCTCCACCACCGAAAGAAATTTCAGTTCGGATATTTACTTGTGTGCCAACGACGCTGCCGTTTGCATTAAAAAATTGAAGTTGTGGCAACGAGACTGTTATACGAACAGCATCTACATTTGTGTCCGTAATGGTTCGTGTAACAGGCGTAGTAAAAGTAATTTTTACATTAACATTATTAGGGGTTTCGCTTGCTCTATATCCTTCAATCCAAGTTTGATTCTGCGTACCGTATCTAAAATAAGATTTTACATCCTTGAAATTGTATTCAGCATCAGTTGGTGCCGCTGGGTTGGCAGCTTGCGAGTTAACAACCGATGTGTTGTCAAAAAATATGTCCTGTAATGCTGCATTGTTATATGCGTCAGTGCCTTTTGTGTAGAGCCGTGCTGATGGGAAGCCCTCGATTTCGCCTTCGCTAATCAGCTCCAAAATGCGGGCATATTGGCGGGAGTTGAGATCATCCTTGGGGACTGATGCACCGCCAGCACCACCGACGCCTCCACCTTTGCCGCCAGGTGTGCCGCCAGCGCCAATGATTTTGTTGTTGTCGATCATGGCGTGTAATCCTGAGTCAATATCGTGCTAGAAATTGTGACGCTGCCTACGATTGTTTCGCCGTAGACAATCGGCACAGGCACGCCTTGCCTGCTTACATTTTGAATCCCGCTGAAGCTATATGACTTGCGTGGATCCTGCTCGCTGTTAGGTCCAGTCGCAATTTGGGGCACAGGAGACAATAGCTGTGAAACACCGCCAAGTGCAAGTGCTGCGCCAATAGCTCCTATAACAGTTGAGGCTGCACCTAACGCTGCTGTTGCTGCAAAACTTGTGGCTGTACCGGCAACTAAAGCGGTTCCTGTAGTAGACGAAAATGCTCCAGCGCCTAGACCCAAAAAACCGCCGCCAAGTGGAGCCAGCAAAATTGACGCCGCAATCAGACCCACGCCAGCCAAGATCTGTCCCGTGCTGCCGCCTGCACCAGCTAATACCGGCACAATCCTAATCTCCTCACTGGCGCCAATCGGCAGGTGGAGCTGGTCAGGTTCATCGCCAATATCAAGCGGGCGCTCTGACACCAGCACCTTGTAATGCTGATCCTGCATGTGCTGCCGCAGTTGCGGATAATTTGCCAGCAGGAAACGGACAGCTTCAGCAGGATTAGCTACGTCGGCATTAAAAACACGGCGCTTCAGGAACTTTGCAAGCGCACCATAAACCTTGACCTTGCGTAGCATTGCTAGATCCTGCTGGTATGCCGCAGGTAACGGCCAGTGCTCTTTTGATAATAGCCGCCCCACACATCACGGCTACTCAGGCGACCCCGCAGATGATGCAGAAACAAACCATCGCCAAGGTAGACGCCGCAATGGTTTAGCCCCGGTGAGTTCAGGCTCATCAGCAGCAGATCACCAGCCTTCAGCGATTCGTCAGGATGGATTGCCACGAAGCCGGTCTCCTCATAACAACCCTCGAACATCGGCTTGAGGTCAAACGCATCGGGCAGCGTTGGTCGCGTCCAGTCCCGCAGGTGCAGATCCCACTCCTCGGCGTACCAGTCGCGTGCCAGCGTCCAGCAATCTGATACCATCCATAGCCACTGCCGACCAATCAATGGTTGCTTGTAGCCGCATGGCTTGAGACTTGCCCAAGTCTCGTCGGTGGGCTGGACAATGTGCCACTCTAAGCCGGACTTTTCGCAAGCCACACGATCAGCATCACTGGGCTGCGGTGAGGTCAGCGGGTGACTATGCACCACGGCGATGATCTCGCCGGCATCCTCGGCGTTGGCGTAATCTTCGGGATCCAGCAGGAACAGGTCATTGCCTGGTAGCAGGTTCTTGCATGGCCAATAACGCTTGCGCCCTTTGACGACCACCAGCAATCCGCAGGACTCACGCGGATATTCAGCCTTGCCGTGCTCCAGCGCAGCAGTCTTCCACGCAATCATTGGATATAACTACCGATGGACGGAAAGCTGCCAAACGGTACGCCGGCATTGTCATTAGGCGGGAAACGCGCCTCGCAGCTACTTAAACGCTTGGCACAAACGTCTTGGGCTTGTGTTGCGACAGGCTGATCGTTTATGTCAAAATAGTTGGCACCAGCGTAGCTGCATTCAGCACTTCGATAAACCCATTGGCAAACATTTGCTATGCACTGGCGCTTAGGTGCCCGTACACCAGCTAAGTCGAACGCGCTAACCAGCTCAAATTCAACTAAATCGCGGTTTTCGGTGACCTTGCGATCCACGTAATAGATCTCGCGTGGTGCTTCCGCAGTAGGGTCTGGCGTGCCGTAAGGGTTGGTATCGCCGGGAAAATTCACCGCATCAAGGTATCGCGCCAGCGTGCGGATGCGCGTCAACTTGGCGCCACACAGGTCATTGCCGGGATTGCTGGCATTGATTTCAATCATCACCAGCGACAGCAAGCTGAACAGGTTGGACACGCGGATCTTGGGGCGTGGCAGTTGCCCGTCACCGCGATACTCAAAGCCTTCGACTTCAATCGGATAACGGGTGTACTGGTTGCCGTTCCAGGTGACGCCCGTGTTTGGTGTCTTCAGTGTTAGCCCAGCATGGAAGCGATACAGGTCATTGCTGCCATGCAGTGCAGCATTGAGCTGCAATTCAAATAGATCAATGATTGCCGTCGGGTACAACTCCGACAAATTCGGCAGGATTGCGCCAACCGCTAGCCAGGTGACCGTGCCATCAACAACGGTGTTGCCGGCTTGCGTCGCCCAGCCCGGTTCTGTCGCAGCACTGGTGCCAGCCACTGTGCAGCGAAACACCAAGCCGGTGCCTTGCTGTGATGTAGGACGTACAACAGCGCCAAGCGCGTAGGCATTACTGGCTTGCCAAGCGGAATAAGACATTTACGGCTCGTATACCTGGCGGAAGGTGGCGGTGATTGTGGCGCGATTTACATACGGTATGGATTTGCTCCACTCATCGCAACGCCATTTGTAGGAGGTGGCGCTGTCCGGTGGGGTCCAATCAAAGGCATCGCCATCATCAGCACGGGCGTCGAGGAAAGCTTCGATGGTGTCTGCGTTGGTTTCTGTGACTTCCCAGGTCAAGTTCCAGGTTTTGGGGTTTTGATTTAGGCCGAAACGCAAAACTTGCTCGTAGCCATCGCCAAACTTGACGACGCGGTTAGTGGGGCGACTCGTCTTTTGCGAGCCATAAGTTGGGTTTATAGAAGGGAAGGTTGCCATCTTAAATCTCCAGGTTGATGTTTCCTGTGCTCACAAATGTACAACTTATTGTAACTACATCATCCCTACTATTTCCGTAGCTTGCGCTGTCAATAATACCGTTAAAGATTATACGTTTATTTGTTGCTTTATGCAGGTACAGCTCAAATAAAGCAGTTCCCGTATCACCAGAAGTATTTATAGCTTCGATAAATGAGTTATTGTTGCCTGTGTATAGTAGATCTATGGTGCCAGAAGCTGAAATCAAACCGCCTACATTTTTTTCTGATATATCGCCTTGCTGAGTTGTTCTGTATATTTCTTTTTTTATATCTAAACTCCAGGCAGTGACGGCTGTTAATTCTGAGGCGCTGGCGCCAGCGGCGTCAAATTTTACGGTGCCTTCAATGCCTTGGTAATAAGTAGTCATTAGCTCAGTATGCCTCCGGGTCGTTTTTGTCTGATGAGTTCTTGTTGGACAGCAGCCGCGACGACACGACCAAGTAGACCGGCTTGTCCACCATCTCCTTGTACTGTAGAGCCACTGGCATCAACATTCACTACGACGTTCACGTTATCGCTGCTGAGGGAGTTATTTGGAACAATCGTGCCAGAACGACCTGGCACAAAGAGTTCGGGACCACGCTCGCCCACCATATAAGGCGAACCGGCAGATACCGGACCACCCGCTGCTCTGAAGCCAAAGCCGGTGCTAGTACCAGCTCCAAATCCGACACTGGAGCTTAAACCGCCGGCGGCGGATACAGCGCCAGATAGCCCCATCCCACCGCCGAAACCAGGGAAAATACGTAGCGCAGCATTAAGTATTTGTATTTCAATCATCTTGGCGATGATTTGAGCTGCCATATCTAGGAAGCGGTCGGCCACACTTTGGAAAAAGCTGGCGAGAGCTTCTTGGGCAGTCATAGTGCCAGAGATAACTCCCTTGAAGGAGTTGGCAAAAGATGTACCGATGCTCTCGGCAACTTGTGTAGCTTGCGTACCCAGACTTATTAACTTTGTAAGTTCATCACTCAGCACACCTGCGCGTTGTGCAATCGTTTCTTGGGGAGTTAATGGAGCTGCAAGTTGTTGCTTTTTTTGTGTAATATCGGCAATTTGATCCGGAGTAAATCCGGCTTTTTTAAGTTTTTGGATTTCGTTTTCAATACGCAGTTGTTGACGCGCTTCTTCAGTAGTTGCGGTACGCAACTTAAGTTCTAAATCTAAATCTAAAACAATATCATCGTAGCGATCTTTTCTTTCTTTTTCTAGCTTTGCAAGATCTTGTTGCGTCTTTTGGTAAGCTAAACCAGCTTTTGTTTCTTGTGTTTGTAAGATAGCTAATTTAGCTTTCATATTAACTTCTTTTTCTAGTTTTCCGGCTGTTTCTATTGCAATCTCCTCTAGTTGTTGTTCACCTTGTAGGCGACGAACCAGCATGGGGTCTCTTGCCATTTCTGCGGCAAAAATTCGTTGACTATACGCACTTTGATTTTCAAGTTCGATTGTTATGAGGCGTTGATCACGTAATACTTCTAGTACGCGTTCAGCTTCTCGTGCAGCGTCTCGTGCGGCTTTGTCTGCTCCACCTCCTGCTGCCGGAAGTTGTCCCGGTATGTTTATAGGGCCGACAGGCGTTGTTGTAGGTGGGTTTTTGAGTAAATTCAGAAGATCTTGTTGTGCACCTTTTGCACCGCCTTTTATATCTCCAAACAATTTTAATTTTGTCAAGTATTGCAGGTTGTTTGCTGCAGACGCAAGTGCACCAGCAATTTCTGCGGCGGTTTGCACTGCATCACGTACTATAAAATCAAAAGCATTGCCAAATGCTGTAGCGATACTAGAAGCAACATCAGCTATAGGGCTTAATAACCTTCCAAAAATAATTCCAACAGCATTGACGGTTATCTGTGTTCCGCCAACTATTTTTTGCCACGCGCTTTGCCAAGGATTATTTGTTTTATCCGCTGCTTCTTTTGACTTATTAGCTACGGCTATCAAAGCATCTGATAATTCCTGTGCTGAAATTTTTCCACTTTTAGCTAATTTTAGTACAGCGTCCCTATTGACACCGAATTTTTTCTCTAGTTCGTCAAGTACCGGAATATTTTGTGCGGTAAATTTATTTATATCTGATATGCCTACTTTACCCCTAGCGGCAAAATTAGCATAAGCAGTAGTTACTTTATCAATTTTGCCACCGTAATCTTCTGTGAGTTTACTTACAAGTTTTATTGCTTCTACTTGTTCTGGATCTGTAAATCCAATACCACGAATGTACTGAACAGCATCGCCAAATTTTTCTGCATCTGCACCAGCTGCGCGAAACGCAGCTGCTAATTGTTCTGTCTCGCCTTTAGCAAGACCCATATCTTCTGCTAAGGCTTTAACCTTGGTACCACTTTCTGCTACATCTCCTAATAAAGTTCCAAGTAAAGATCCAGCAAAACTTCCTCCTGGAACACCGGTAAGACCACCAAGTAGACCACCGATACCGCCTCCTGTAGCTGCACCTGCGCCCTGACCAAACAGCAAAGGAAATGCTGCACCGATAATTCCACCACCTACAGCTCCGGGTAATCTTCCACGCAACCCTGTTGCAAGGTCTGCACGCTGTCTTCCAAGTCCAACTTGGTTTGCAGGTATAGGACCTTCTACAGGAAATGGACCAGCAGTGCGCCCAGTAACACCAGGCATTGCGCCGCTGGGTATGCCTATACCTAGTCTTCTTCGCCGTTCAAGTTCTTGATTATATTTTTCTTGGAATCTTGTCCCGCTAGCAACAGATTGATTAAACGCATCTTGATTAGTAGTTAGTTGCTGTATACCCCTATTAGCTGCATTAAGTAATTCGCTACTTGGCAGAAAACGATTGTACTGGAGATCAATTTTACTTGTGCTTTGAACTAAGGCATCTGTAGCCTGAGCAAAACGAAGGGCCATGGCGGCTTCGTCTGCTGTCCGTGCAAAACGCCCAGTGGCGCTGCGACTGCCAAGACGTTCTACTGGTCCTGTAATACGGCGGCGAGCGCCACCGCCCATAGCCGGAGCCCCTAAAGCAGCGGGTGCTAAAAGAAGTTGAGCAGGTCCTGCCGCAGCATTTATTTTTGCTACTTCTTTAGCTATACGCGCCAGGCGATAAAATTCGGCTGTTTGACGAGCTGCTGCTTGTGCACCAGCGTTTGTACGAGTTGTAAACTCTTCTTGTCGATCGGCCAACTTTTGTATTTGATTTGCTGTTTCAGCAGCCGCTTCTACAACAGCTCTTTTTTCTTGGTTTCTACGGATTGATTTTTGAGTCGGTATATCAATACTGGCACTGAACGCACCAAATCCAGAAGCTGCTCTTGACGCCTGCGATGCTTTTATGTTTGCAAGTACAGTGCCTCTTTCGGCGGTTTGTATATCATTAAGTAGTTTAATTCTTTCGCGTAAAGCATTATTTAGTGTTTTGTTTGCTTGGTAATAATCTCGGGCAGCCTCCGAGGCTTCCTTTGTACCAAGAGCCACTGCGTTAAAGTTAGCGGCTGCTTCGCCTACTACTTTGTTGAGGTTGTTAAAACTTCTAGGAAGAAGATTTGCTACGGCATTAAGACTGGAATTAAGACTATTTACCGCATCTGCAGAAGATTTAATTTCATTCTGCAGACGCTTAAGTTCTTGAGCGCCGCGTACCGCAATTTCAATATCGGCTCTGTAAGCCACGGCGCCACGTCACACTCTGGTACTTCAGTTTACGCAATAAAAGGCCGCCGGGGCTAGCGGCGGCGTTTGGCTTTTTGGATTTGTTTTTCTTGGTCTTCGTTCAGGATCTGGAAGTAGGCGCTCCAGCCGAGCATTTCCTCGGCGGTCATTGTGGTCCGAACCTCGGTAAGGGTTAGCCCCAGTTCTTTGGCGATGCCAAATTGGAGTAGGAGCCAGTTGTCCTTGCGGAGTTCGGCGCTCAGGATTTTGGGTCGATGGGCTCGGCGTCGTCGGTCAGGATCGCCAGCATCAAGGCTTGGAGGTCCTTGTCCTTGACTTCGTTCTTGAGGACGTCAATTTCGGCGGCACTGAAGAGTTTGGTGCCGTTTTCGTCGAGGGCTTTTGAGATCAGTAGTTGGAGGGCAAAGGCGTTGGCGTCGTCGGATTTGGCCTGCTTCTGGGCGCGTTCGCGCTCGGCCATCGTCAACGGCGTCACCCACATCTCAAACTTGCTGCCGTCAGATAGTTCGACGGTCTTTTTGACAGGCTCCAGGTTGGCGGCCTTGCGGAGGCGGTCGATTGCGCTGATGGAAGAGGCAGGCATAAATGTCCTGGTGGTCTCGGATTAGTGTAGCGGAGTAGAAATAAAAAACCCCGGTGGTAAGGCCGGGGTTCGTGCGTTCTCTGCTCCAGCAGCCTATTAGGACTTGCTGAGGTCGAAGGTGGGGGCGGCGCTGGGACGGAAGTTGATGGACACGCTTTGGCCATCGTCCGGGTTCACGCTCAGGCTGGCCGAGGTCAGGATCACCGGCACAGTGATTGAGCGGCTGGTGGTGTCGTTCACGCTGCCGCTGACGATAACGCGGTCAATGTACAGCTTCATCGTGGCGCCAGCCTGGGTGGCTTGGATGACGTCTTCAATCATCCGGCTGGCCAGGTTGGTGTCGTCATCGGTGGTATACACCGTGGCGGAACCAGAACCATCGGCAAAACCAGTGATGAAACTACGGAAAGGAGCGTATTGACCAGATTCCTGACCGATGGTGGTGACATCAATCTCGGAGCGGGTAATTTCAAAGCTCCACTCACGAACACTGCCGACGGCGGCGGGTGCGGTAAAGATGATGCTGGCGAAATTGGTGCCAAAACCCGAGGGTTGTGCGGTTGCAGTAACGACCCCACCGCCAGCGGTGGAACTAACCGTCATGACGCCAGTGGAGGCGTTGTAGGTCTTGACGAAGTAATTACCCGCAGCGATCGCGTTGGTGGTGCTGGCGCCAGCCGGATAGGCCAGGGTCACAGGATCGTTGACCTTGAAGCCCAAGTAGGAGCCGACAGTGATGTTGCCGCCAGAGGAGGGGAAGTTGGTGGCGATGAGCGTGGTAACAGACGTACCAGCGGGGGAGTAGTACAGGGCGCCGGAGGTGCCCGAAAGAACGGTGGCCATTAGGAATACCTATGTGGTCTGTGAAGGGGCGGGCACTGCCCGGCTTATTACAGTTTAGCGCCTGTAATAAGTTCTTTCTACGACAACACTGTAGCGACGTAGGACGTGTCGAGACGTCCCACGAAATGGGGCGCCTCCTCAGTTGAGGAAAAAGTAGGGCCGTTTATTGCACCAGTGCGGAGGAATACACCGGTCGTTCCTTTTGATGTAGCACTTAACGTTTGGATTACTGTGGTTGCTGTGTCAATCAGTGTTTGATTGCGAGCAGGACCGCGGCCTTTTTCACTAAATACTCGGATTACGATTGCTCCACGCACATTGTCAAGATTGGTAATCAATGTAGGTTCTGTGGTTAGTCCGAAGGTGACATTGACACGGACATATTCGGTAGTTGTGTTAGCGGGAACAGCCGTGATATTGTCAAAAAATACTGGTACAGCCGGTACTAATGCGCCAAAAGCTGACAGCAATGGATTTTCGACGGCGGCGCGGATGGCTTGGTAGTTCATCGCATACCTCTAAGTGCGGCATCCATTGAAATTTGAACGGCTTTATTTAGACGGCCTCCGCCAGCGTAGTTCGCCAACCAGTCTTGATCTGCTGTTCTGGATGAAGATGATTTTGGGCTGCCTCCTCCAACATCCCAGCGTTTAGATGGATTTACACGTCCTTCGTTTACCTCAAAAAATTTTCTTTTGCCCAACTCAGTTTGAGGCAGTGCAGTTGGGCGTAAAAAAGTATCGACTTTTTCGTCCGTAGCTTGTGCTGCATAGGAAGAAAAGTTGAACACTCGAAAAATAACTTTATCTTTTAGAAAGCCAGTTCTAAAGATTGTTGCTACCGCTTGCCGTCCAGTAAAAGGGCCGGAAGCAAATTTTACTGGACGTGGTTCACCGGGCTGCCCGTCACCTTTGACAGTCTGGCCTTGTGGTCCTTCTATCTGCCAAGAATTAGAGAATTTTCCTGTCCAACTAGGGCCTTTTTGCTGGAGTTCCATCACGATTCGTTCAGCAGCAGCTGTTGGCCCAAGCAACGTAAGTGAACCGGCTATACGATCCAGGTCCTCATCTAAAGTTCTTCCTGCATTATTACGGAAACCTTTGCCAGCCATTATTGGGGTCTCGCTATGAGGGTGTGGAGGACTGGGTTGTCGCCGCGGTAGCTGGTGATGGCGATGATTTTGGCTTCGCGGGTGACTCCAGCCTGGGTGTACTGGATGCGGTCGGCTTCGGTAGGGTAGTACGTTCCAAGCTCACTGTTGCCGATGATGACTTTGAGGTCGGTGGTTTGGTACAAGCCTTCGGATTCGCGGGGTGTAAGGCGCGTAATGACGCCTTTCAGGGTGACATTGGTGTCGGCGCCAGTGACATTGCCGGTAGTGGGGTCATAGGTGCGGGGCGTAGTGGTTTTGATGTACGTGATGGTTTGGCCCCAGTCGGCAAGGATGCCGGCAGGGATTGAGGCGAAGGTATCGTCAATCAGGCTCATGTCAGCCTCGGAATAGACGAACGGCGTAGTTAGCTGCGCCACCCATGCAGTAGGGACCGAGGTAAGTCTGGAGCCAAGGATAGACGTCAAAAACGTTGTTGATCACGCCGCTGGTTTGGCTGGTCTTGTTGTACTTAACTTTGAGTTCGCCTAGTTCTACTTCGTCGGGGATACCGGTTGTGCCGGTGGTACCAGTGATGGCATCGGTATCGTTGGCTAGAGATCGGGCTAATTCAAAAGTAGCGACTTTGATGTCGGTGGGAATCAGGCTGCACGCCAGGTCAATGTCATCGACTGTGTAGTCTTCACGCGGCCATTTGAGGGCTTGAGTGGTGGTGCAGCGGTCGCCGTAAAAACTCAGGGCGTTGATCCAGCGGGTGGCGGAAATCAGAGCGCGGT